GTTACGGAGCATTAAGCCCACGCAACTGAACCCCCTACCCCTGTTGCTCTAGTAGGGCTCTTTTCCATATTTCTAAGCTCCCTTTGTCTGTCTTTGGCCTGTAGTCCTGCTTCTCGCCGCCACTCTTAGCGTAGTGACAGTTCTGACAGACCCATTGAACATTTTGTTGATCAACTTTACCACCACCCAAACGGATAGGCTTTATATGATCAAGTGTATTTGCTTTAGTAAATTGATTATGAGTGACACATATAACGCATAGCGGCTCATTCATATATAGATACTTAGTGGCTGCGTAATATTTGAAACGTGGCTCTTTGAGCTGACTAATCACCGCTGAGCGCTTCATCATTAATCTAAAATTCCGCCACTGTTTAGACTGGTAGAACTTCTTATACTCTTTTGCTTCATCTGATTGCTTAGTGAACGCCTTTGATGATCCCATCTTTCACCCCTATAATTTGTTATTTTTATTTTTATTATATGCGCAGGTTTTGTGCGCTTATAGATGAGTTAGCGTTCATTTTGCCAACGCTTTAATAACTTCAGGTAATCTCTTTAGTCCTTCTATTTCTCTTTTACGTCTGCAAGTATCACAAAATGCTAAGCTCCATTTAAAAAATACATTTGGTTTTTCGTCATTCCACTTTTTAAAGTCGGCAGGCTTTTCATAGTCAACACCGCATTTTTCACATTTCAGTTCTATCATAACTTCAGTTAAGTTGGCAACTTTGCAAAGAAACCTGCAAAGAAGATTTATATGTAATAAGGCTAATTAATTTAGTTTTAAACCGAAAGTATGTGCTAGCCTTACTACACATACACAGGTCGTTACCCACAATACTACTTATCGTATCCTAAACGAACAGCAGTATTTTTCATAATTTTGCAAAGCTGTTCAGATAATTCAAAACGTCCTTTATTTATTTCAATAGACTTCATTATATTACCGTCTACGTGTCGTTCTGTTGCAGCCTTCCAGTCGAAGAACATTTCTATTAAGTCAAATAAATCAAATCCATTTACACCATTTTCGTAATGTTCTGGGTGGTGGCTATTATTTTTGTAATGATGGTCAAGGGCTACTTTCAAACCCTTTAAAAACTCTTTATACTCATCACTTCCGTAAGTACAGTCTTTTAGCTTTGGTGTGTACTCGTCAAACAATTCCTTTTCAGGGCTTTCAAGTTTTGAATTATCGTGAACATTGGCACGTCTTATCAATTCACTTGCTGATTCTGTAAACAATTGGTTTACTCTTTTGATGTGCAGTAGAGTATCTGCTTTGCTATCGTATTTCATAATTAAGTTTTTGTTTGTCAACCCGTACTGTGGGTAACAAAGGCTATAAATAAAAGCCCTGTCAAGGTTATTGTTGTGAATCGAACTTTAGTATTAGGGCTTCAATTCATAGCCCAAGCGCTCCCATAAACCTATACCGCAAATAGCTCTCACAGAAAATATCGTGTGGTTTTTTACCAATTTCTTTCAGCCTTGTCAGTTCTTTTTGTAAACCATCAATACCGACTACATTAAATACGCCTGTTAAATATGCTAAGTCAATATGTCGCTTCGTTTGGTCGGGCAACATACCGCTAACATCGGCTATACTTAACGCCTTAATGTCGTGTACTAATTTAGCTTCTGCTTTATCCATGTTTTCACATTCGTCAAGTATTGCCATCTGAATTGCTGCTTTTAATTTTTCTTCTGTAATATGTATCATTTCAATTATATTTTGTCGTTAATAAGTCGGGACTAAGCATAGCCGTGTACCGTTACCCACAATAAAAATTACTAGGCCATATACTTAGATACATTCTGATCGTGCGCCAAATTCCTATCTACATCTAAGTCTTTCGTTACAGTTGTTGATATTGTGCAAGCAAATCTAAATAGTGTAATTGTCCAATTTCTAGTAAAAAACCAACCTTGTACATTCTTAGAAAAGGTGAGTTTTGGCAATAAATTTTTACCCGTAAATGGCGAAAATTGTGTTTGGTAAAATTTAACTTCTCGTTTCATAATCGTAATTTTAAAAGTGGGTAACACTATATATAGTTTATAAGCCCACAAAGTTTATATTCATTTAATTGTAATTTATGCTATGGCTTACAAAACCATATACTCAACGTTAGCCCACATATTCCAAAATCTCACGTTTAAACCATTCAAATAAATCGTGTGGAGCAATGTTTACTTTTTTACCAAGTTCTTCTCTTGTTTCTGTTGCGCATTCATTAAAGAAGTTGTTTCGTAGCTCAACCCAGTCAATACGTGGGCTAACACTACTTAAAGATGAATTGCCTTGTGCATCTTTATTCATTGCTTTGTAATCTCTTTCGTCCTTCATTTCGATTTGAATTCGATTAATTTGCGTTTGATCTATGTTTTCGTCTATTAAATAATTAAAAAAAGCGTCCGGATTTATTCGTTTGTCTTTAAACACTACGTCTCCATATTTATCTAATTTGAACGGCATTTCAATTACCTCAGGTTTCTTATATACGATTTCATTAAACTTTTCATCTTCTTTTCTCATTGCATAATCGCATGAAACTTCAAGACAAAAAATACGCTTTTCAAGCAATTCAATTTTTTCTTTATTCTTCATAATAAATGATAGGATTTTTATGATATTTAAGAGCTTCTTTCGCTTCTTCTAAAGAAGATTCAACACTACAAAAGTGTATTTCAACCCAAAACGGGAACCAAATTCTCCAACATTGAACTTTAAAACAATTGTAAAAATGATTTCTAACAATTCTATATTTTTTATATCTCATATCAACCACCCAACAATTTTGATTCATCAACCTTACCGTTATACTCAGCAATAAGTTTAAAACTTTGTAGTTTTAGTTCATTAGCCTGATGATCAAGCTTTTTCGCTTCAATAATCTGCTTAGCAACCTCTGATATCGCTTTGGCTTTATCTAATTCAATATCGCCAACGCTAAGCTTTTCAATCACTTCAAATAAGTGATTTTGTAAGTCGGTATTAGTATTTCTTGGCATTTATTTCCCTATTAAGTTTGTGGAATTGGTAAATTGATTCTTGAAGTGATCTTGGGTACTTAGCATGTCTGTTTATTATGGCATTTTTATCCATACTCAACAGTTCAAGATTATCCAGCTGGACATCTAAAGTATTTCCATTAATAAATCTAATTATATGCTTATCCGGTATAGGGCCGTTCGCCTGCTCCCAAACATAACGGTGTAGCTGAACCCATTTTGCGCATTTTAGTCGTATAAATTTGTACACATATCCGCTATTATCTTTTCGTAAGCTAATGGCCCCATCAAATTTAGTATTTGCTGGCTTAAACCCCTTTTTAAACATCGTTGCTTTAGCGGCCTCATAAACGTGATTAGGCATTTTAGCGCCCTTATTGGCTGGCGTGTGGCCTTCTTTAAAACAACCTAATTTATCGCCCTCATAGTAAAAACCCAGCTTACGAGCCTTCTGCTTTACAGAACTAGGCTTACGACCTGGCATTAAACCCGCGCAATAAGTGGCTCCTTCATTTTTGTAGAAAGCGGTAATTACCGCTATTTCTTCAGTTGTATAAAAATTATTTTTCATAGTCCAAAAATTTTAGATGGTTTATAACCTGTTTTTTTAAATTCGTTGTAGTCCATTTGCTTGCACCAATAAACTATTTTAATTAGCTGTTGATTAGCTTGTTCAATTTCTTTAAAAACCCCTTCAGATAAGCCCATAACCCAGATCTCATCAATGTATTTTGGGCTTATGAAATGCTCATTAAATCGCATTCCCATCGCCCTTTCCTTCGGCTCGTGGTCATCCAAAGCCCCCAAATACACCAAGTACGGCACGAAAGGGATAACGTCTGGGCGCTTAAAACTGATTAATCTCACCAATGCGTAAATCTTTGCAATGTTACCCGCTATATCACCTGAAATGGGATGAGCTATGTAAACCACTTTAGTTTTCATAGGAATCTTTTTTGATTCTGTTCGTTGATTTTCTTTTGATAAAGCTTGATAGATTTTTCATCTATAATGGTTGCTTGAATAAGTTTTTTAATCTGTATTTCACGCTCATTAATAGCTTTATTTAGACGTTCAATCTCATGGTGTCTGCTTATGTTTGGATCAGAGTTTGCAGTATCTAAAAATGGCTTAAATGACATATTTTACGCCCCCTTGCTGATATTGAATAGCGTCAAGCTCTTTGATTGCATTCTCGTAAGATTTGCGCCTGATGTTATCTTCGGGCAATAATTGATAACCATTGCTTTGACAGAAGCTAATTGTACTTCTTAAGTTCTTAACCTGCTCAGTAAGGCTCATACTTTGCGATTGTGGAGCCATGAGCGCCTTGTGCTGAGGTTTAAACCGATTTAGGCTACCTGACTTAACCCAATCCTTGAACGCCATCGCATGGGCAAATGCGGAGGTCTTCCTCAGCTCTACACGTCCGTCTCTAAGAGCAATCAAAAAAGCTTTGTAAATCGCCACGTTATCAAAGCCGATGGGCCAGCTGGTGTTGTTTTCACAAATGGTATCATGCCAGCGCCCAATAAAAGCTGATCTTTCGGCTTTGTCTTTTGGAATTTCATACTGCAAACCGATCAAAACCATGTGATCAAGCAATAAGCTTTTAATAGCTTGGCGTATATTGCGAGTCTCTGGAACTTTAGAAACAGGCTTAATGGCCGTTGGCAATGTCTCGATAGATTGAACCAATGTGGTCTCCACTTGTCTGATATGATCTTTTAGTGCTTTCATGCTGTAAATTCTTTAAAGGGGCGTTTAGATATTTTTCGATTTTTTCATCATTTCGGAATAAGGCTTCCCAATCCGTTAAAAACTTCTTGCCATCGTTGTTCAGCCAATGGTCATGTCTTCGCTTGTGCATTGCGGTTAATATTTCTTCTTTTGAAAAACTCTTAAGGCGCTGTATTAGCTGCGTTTTTTTTGATTTCGTAAGTCTGATGTTGGTAGCATAGACCTGATTCCACTCAGAAATGAACAATTCAAAATCAATAGAATCTTTCACACACACAGGCGAAGCCGCGCCTTCCTGTATTTGTATTTCACTTTCCTTTTCCTTTTCTATTTCTATTTCTATTTCCTTTTTATATATCTCGAACCCTTGCCAAAGGGTCTCATACCCTTTGCTAACCCTTTGTATACCCTTTGCTAAGGGTATACTTTTCGGTAACTCTTCATAAACTTTCAAGGCACTGATAGCCATTAGCTTATTGTATTTTTGGTGTTTTATGAAATTGTAAATAATCACATAACCCTCCGTATATTCTGCTTTTCCGAAGCTTTTAAACCGCTCAAGTATTTTTAAAACCATTTCTCTATCAATACCGGTATCAAATGCAATTCGTCTGAGTGGTATCTCATAAATTCCCAACATATTGGTCTGATCGTTGGTTAGCAGATACAGAAATAGCAGCTTTTCAATAGGATCTAAATCAGATGTGTAAGTATCATTCCAAAACTTTGTGCTGATCATTCTCTTTTTATCATTAGCCATGCTAAAATTCCTCGTTATTCATATAGCTTTTCAAAACCATTTGGAACTCGTCTAGTGAGCGTATAACGGCAAAGCTGTAATTATTATCATTAGCAGATTTAAAGATTATTTGGTTATCTGTTAAGCAATTATCACCGTTCTTACTCTCAATATATAGGCCGTTATTTGTAGCGTTTGGAAGGCTTAAAAATAAATCCCAAACCCCTGATCTTGCGCCCTCTTTTTTAAGCTTCTTTGCAACCATTTTATTTCTTAATCCCCCGTTTGGAATAGCAAATAAATTGAGCCTTAATTTTGGGTAATAAAGATCAAACCAATTGATACAAATACACTGTAAATGGTGCTCGCTTTTATATTTTTGACTAAGCTTATCTGGCATTTCTACTCCATTATTAAAAGGTATTTTTTGAAGCGTACTGGTTGTTCTGTAACACTTGAAATACTATCAACCCATTCATCTGATATAGCTATTCCATCAGCTCTTAAATCGTTTATTCTAGCCGCTAATCTAAATACGCCAAGATGTCTAAGGGCTTGAATTGGATTAATAGATCCATATTCCATCATAAAGTTTAGTATTCGCTTTTTTTGGCAATACATTGCTACTTACCCGATGCAGGTTTAGCAAAGGCCAGCTCATTATCGTCTAATATCTCTCCAGTACTAGGGTCCACACGCTCTATATCAGATGGGTCTGATGCAAAGATGTCTGTACATCCAGTCGCTGTCTGAATAGCCATGCTAAGCGCTCGTTTAGCTGCCATTTTAGCAACGGTATTGTATTGATCTGCTAAGTCAGGGTTTTCCACCTGTGTCTTAACTTTACCCTCCCAGTTATTGCGGTATCGGTACTTTTTTTCCATGGTTGTGCATACACCAATCCCTGTACCTATAATCTCATCAGATGAAGCTCTACTAGTCATCTTTACATGAGCAGTAACTTCACGATGCTCATTAGCAAGCTCTTTAATATCAAAGCTGTAGTGAGCAACAAAGCGAAGTGTAGAGCAAAGCATATCCATGCCTGGCTTTAACAAAGAGAACTGCTTTGTGCCCGGTATAATGCCGTAATGAATACCCTTTTGCATAAGGGCGTTCATTGTATGCACCACGACTTCTCTACGTGTTTGCATTTCCTGCACAGCTTTAAGCACAATGGGATTATCAGTTGTGTGCGCTAGTGCGTTTGCAGAATTGCTTGATTTAGTTATTGCTGACATATTTTTTTTTATTTGATAAATTAGTTGTAATACTAAGCAGCTTTTCAAGGCTACTCAGAGGGTGTTATCTAGTTAAACCTATTGACACATCTTGATTTAATTCCTACGTCATATCTTAACCTGATTTTCTTCAGGACTAGATAGATCATACAATGATGAAACAACCTCTTGAATAGTTTTATACCAATCCGACCCAAATTCATCATTTAAACGGTGGAATGTTGCGTACTCAGTTTGAACAATTTTCAAGCTATGTTCTTGTGTTTTAGACTTAAATGAAGTACTAATTCTGAGTAGATTTTGATAGACCAAAGCTTTCTTTTGCTCATATTCTAAAAAGTCCCAAACCTCTTCAGAAACTTGAATAATGGCATCAAGTCCAGAAAAATACTTAAGCTCTAAACTGGTTTTAGTAACTTTACTAACTGTCTTTTTTGAAATGTTTGGAGAACATAAATAAAAGCCAATATTAAATGGACTAAACTCAATGTTCTTTTCAACGCTGATTTGATCAGCTATGTGCGCCATTTCTGGGCTACTTAGTATTTGCTTTTGCGAACCCGAAATATTGGATTCTTCTTTAGTGGTTGATTCTTGGTTCTGCATTTATTTGGTCTATTAGTTCATTGTTTTCTTTTGATAATTCATCGTATAAATAGCATAAAGTTTTATGCGCATTTAAAAGCTTATCTAATTGAGCTGTTAAATTTTGAGACTCTGTTAAAAGAGTCTTTGATGCTTCATTTTTAAGCTGAGTTATAGAATTTATTTTGATTTTTCTTAGGGTTTTACTCATTTCCTTACCCTGCTCATTATGTAAGTAAGCGCAAGCCCAATTATAGAGGTGCCAATAATTAACACGCCGATTTGTTTTTTTGATATTCTCATGGTTTTATTTCAGGTTCATTGGTGGTAATAGATGATGACCGGTCAAGGCCAACATCAGACATAACTAATACTTAATAGCTATAGCGCTGTCATACGCTATAGCAGGTTTCCTTATCAATCATAAGCCCATAACACCCTTCACAATGATGTGGGTATGTTATTATTTAACCCTAACTATACACTTGTACACATAATCTTAACGCCAGTAGCGCTTTGCTCAAGAACTTTAAAACTACCTTTTGGGCAGAGTTCTTTGCATTTTTTAATAAGCAATTCAACTTCAGAGAGTGTTTGGTTAATGACTAAAACGTCTCCAATTGCTTTGTTTAGCATTTCATTAATACTCTTATTGTTGTAATTCTTGCGTCTATATCTGCGCCCATAGCCGTCAAAATTTGATGATAGTGGGATGCGAAAGGGGTTGATCGACGGGGGAAACTGTGATGTATCGTTAATTCGAGGAATCTCGCCCAGCGCTCGATATGAATCTGTTGTGATACCACGTCCGCTACCGCCATTAGAATGGCTGATTCTCATGATCTCTGCTCCTTGATGTAGGCATCTAAGTCGGCTTTTAAAAAAAGTCTCTTACCACCCACACGTGAGTGCTTTATGTAAGAAAAGAGATCCTGCATTTTTCTAGGGCTAATGCAAAGATACTTGGCGGCTGTTTGCGTATTCATGGGACCACTATTATGCATGGTGATCGCTTCATTCACCGCATTTATAACAATTGTCCTTATGTCTTCATTTTGCGCCATAAAGCTCCTTTGCAGCCTTCGCAGCTTCAAACCGCGTCTCAATAACCTTCTTTATTCCGAGTTTGATAATTCCGTAACGCTTTTGGTTTATCGCATGACGATAAAACCATTGCTTTATTTGTCCCTCGCTATACCCTGTGGCCCTTGCCATTTCGGGGTATTTAATGTCATGCGATAGCAATTCGCTTGACAAATTTTGTTGTAAATCGTTCATATTGTGGCATTTATTACTTATGTTGCTACTGTTATTACACTAGTAATATAAAATAGATTGATATAAATAACAAATGATTTTATATTTAATTTTTAGGAGCTAAAATGATTCATCAAAATTTCGGGGAAATGCTGAAAGATATACTCTATGTTAAACGAATGGAGAAGAAGGACTTAGCCAAAAAACTGAAAGGCATACACCCCTCCAACATAACACGTTATTTAAGTGAAAAAACAGCAACAACTAAACTTATAACGCGACTAAATAAAGCTCTTGAAGTAGAGATAATAAGCAAGGATGGGGGATATTTGTGGATTGACTTGACAAAAAAAAGCAAGGAAATTGACATAGTAAATGAGCCTATTGATACTTACAGCGCTGATATACACTTAGAAAAAGCTAAAGCAATAGTAAAAAAGCGCCTGCATGATGCAATTGTTGAAGCCTGTATGCAGACGCCTGAAGAACATCGACCAAAAATATTTAGGTATTTTTTAAATTTTGAATCTGATTCGAACTTATAGAATCTATGGCCTCTTGTACTGTTTCTAGAATTAACTCTCTAAAGCTTTGATTTTGCATAAAGTTTACTCAAATTAGTATTCATTAATGGATTAGTAGTAAACGCGCTGAATCCTATTTTCTTTCATTAAAAGTTGTAAAAACTACAATTTGTCATGTAAGTCTTTTCTACGCTCGTTCATCTTATCACCTTTCAAACGCCCAACGTAGTCTGCGGTTATTTCAGGCTTCGAATGATTTAGCGCCTGCTGAAGCTCTAGAATTGAATACCCAAAATCTTGGGCTAAGTAAGCAAAGGTATGACGAGCAACATGCGATGTCACTTCTTTTATTCCACACTCGATACAGACTTTTCTTAGCAATGGATTTAAAATCTGCAAAGATCGTGAGGCTTTGTAGTGTTCATCTTCATTCTTTATGCTATTTACAACGTTAACTATGTAGATGCCATCATTTATAAATAGTTGTAGCAACGCCTGGAGCTTTGGTGTAATAGTCACGTTCATTTGCTTACCAGTCTTTGACTGCACAAAGCTAATTATGCCGTTATTTATATCAGTCCATTTAAGTTTGGCGGCTTCGTTGGGTCTAGCGCCATCAAGTAAGTACATCAACATAAACCAACGTGCTGCAAGGCGGGTAGGGGATAGGGCATAAAGCTTTTTTAGCTCATGCAATTCAAGCTTAATATCCTTGGGTTTAAATGATTCTATCGTAAATCCGGTACGAAAGGGATTAAGCTCTGGTGACAACAGCTCTAAATAAGTAGCATGGTTTAGTGTTGCACGTAAATCAGTCAAATATCGAATAATTGTATTTTTGCTATTTAACGTGGGTTGCTGCTCCAAAAAACGTTTAAATTCATGCAATCTTACCTTGGTCCATTCATGCAGTCTAATAGTTGGATCAAACTCTTGTAGCCACCGGCACAGAGTATTGTAGTTTTTTGAGGTTTGCTTACGCTTACCAATAATATCAGCTTTTATGAACTCGGTAGTAAATTCGGTTTTTATGGGTTTTACTTTATAGCCAAATTCTTCTAAGTGAAATCTTACCTGCTTAGGGCTTTCAAAATTGTTAGCCCTAACGATATTTGCAATGCTATCAGATGCATGCTTTATGGTAGCATTTAAGCGCCCAGATTCAGGGTGACTACTTCTAACCTGATTTGTTTTAGCATTCCAATATTTGGGTTCTAAGTTAAAAATCTTGTAAAGAGATTTTTGTTTTTGATGAGAAATACGAATGGAAATGGATTGTCTTTTAGCCTGGTAATAGGTAGATAATTTCATTGGTCAGTGGTGAAATTTGGAGCAACATAAGAGCAACATAGGTTGCTCTTTTCTGCGTAAAGATGCAAATCTATTCTAATATATGCTTAATAAAGTAAACGGAGATAGGTTTAAACACAGTATACACATATAGTTTTACTCCCCTCCCGAGTACGTAGACCCCCTCTGATTGTTATCAGTGGGGGTTTTTTTATGTCTGGTAGCGATTTGGTTGCTCTTGCTTTTATATATTGCAGCTAAAAATATATTTTTGCACATTTAGGTAACCAATAACGAATCGTAAGATTATGAAATATGCAATTATTGCGCTACTGGCTCTACTTATTGTAAGTTGTGCGCCCTCTATTTACACCCTGCCTGCTGATCAGCAAAAAGATATTACATGGAAAGTCTATGAATACACAAAAGATGAGGTCTTTGATGTACTCTTAACTTCGATACAATTAGGAACAGCTACAATAATAAACGTAGATAAAGAGCTAGGTATCATTAACACGGACTGGATGCAGCTTGGCGGGGACCTGTCTATTGTGCTAACTGGTGGGCGCAGAACCCGAACTAATTTTAATATAATCAACAGTAAAGATAAGCCAAAGCAGTGTATAGTAAGAATAAATATGGGCTACCAAACCCGATCAGGAAGCTTTGGCGGTTGGCAGGATCAAGCCATCACTAAGGTTATGGCTGAAAAGACGATTAAGCCCTTCTTTGATTCTATTCAAGAAAGATTATCCGCTGAATTAAATTAGGGTAAATAAAATAAAACTTGCATACCTGCATAAAAGCGTGTATATTAAGACAAGCAAAAAGCTTACTCACGCTGGCGACAACAGCAAATAACTAAATCGGCTACTTACAATGTACATTCCAGAAAACATTCAAGAAATACTAAATAATAACGCTATAGATGCCAAAAGTGGTTCATTCACTAGTGAAGAATTAAGAAATCTTATTCTCTCTGAAAACGACGCAACGGATTTAATCGAGGATAAAGAATCTAAGCTATATGAGTTTGTTAGAAATGAGCAGCACATAATTTTAAACAATGCGTCGGCTAGGGGACCTATGTTTATTGATGCGAATGCTATTACCGCTACGAAAATTGATGCGAATGCTATTACCGCTGATGAAAACTATTTTAAATCGAATAGGATGGGGTTTATAAAGATGAAAATCACCATAACAGAAGAAGGGCTTTTTGACAGCATCTTAGTAGATGCTGAAATCAGCAGAGTAAACACGGAGTTTACAGACGCAGATGGCAAGCTAGAGGGCTTTAGCGGAGACATCTCTTTAGAGAGAAAAGATACGGGCTGGACAACTATTTCGGGAGAACATGGTGTAAACGACTACACCGAATATGGCTTTATAATTGAGCAAGAAAATGAGCACTGAGAAACATAAAGAAGCTGTGCGAATGATTGTGCGGCATCTTATTGACCGCAGGCATGCGATGAAGCTATCTCAAGTAGCTTTAGCTGGAAAAGTGGGTATCAATAAATCCACACTTGAAAGGATTGAAATGGGTAAATTCAGCCCAAATTTAGAAACACTGCTAAAGCTTTGTGAGGGGTTAGATCTATACTTTTTTGTAAGCCCAAAAGAAGCAAATAACAATTTTACCGAAATAATGAAAGCCCGCTGGGGCGCTCATAATCCCAATTAGCTGAGCGCTCGCATTACGCTCGGAAGAAGCCCCTTCGTAACTGTCGGGGCTTTTTTTATGGGTTTAGAATAGCTAGTAAAGCGGTTGAAAATGTAGCTTGAATAGACGTAGTGCCGTTGCTAATCGCTTGTTTAGTTGACCACCTGGCGCCGTATAAAGCCTGAGAATAAACGCCTATGTTTGCCATGGCTTGTAGTACTTGTGGCTTTGTGAGTGTAATTGGTACGTTCTCGAAAGTCATTATAGTGACGGTATCTAAGTCTGAATCTAGCAAGTTAGCCATTGCCATTACACCTAGCCAGTTGGTGCGATCGAGCGGACGGCATTGCAAATGATAAGTTGTACCGTTATTTACAATCGGCATTCCTTGCGCTTCGTAAGATGCAAAAACTTGCTCTAATTGAGACGTTGAGCCGCTTTTTATTTCGTTTATTACATTAGTAGGTCTCATGTAAAGTATACTCCGTAATTATTTAAAGTTGGCGTTGCAGCTGTATCTGAGGTAGTAAATAGCCACTGCAAAGTAAGCGTTCGAGTCGTTAAACTAGAGCAGTCTACTTCTGTGTCGAAATTAGCGCTTGTGACTGTAACATCATTTGCTGGCGTTCCGTCTGAAATTTTAAGCGATAAAGTCGTATCGGTGGGTGTTGCAAAAGTTGAACTCACTACTACTTTAGTCGGATTTGCTGCTAAGTCGCCCGTCAAATCTAGTGAAGTGCTAATGAAGTTACCCGTAGTTAAAAATCCATCATTTGACCCCAACGTATATTGATATACTGCGTCAGTTATTTGACCAATTATAAATAATTGCAACCCGATATCATCAATAAATATAGCATTAGGGGCTGTTTCTTGACTACCTACACTAAAACTTAATGAATCGTATGTAAAGTCTGAGCTATCCCAAGCCGTCCCCAGCGTATATTGATAAATATTATCATTTTGACTTCCAAGTAAGTACATTTTAAGCCCATCATCTTTAAACCATATTGCACGTAATGAGTTATCTTGTGTTGAGATAGTTGTCTGTGAAATTAAAGTAGCCGTACTTATATTTGCCCAAGCGCTAGCAAGCGAATATTCCGAGACAACTGTTCCTGAATAAATAGCATAAAATCTAAGACCATCAGCCCTAAAAAATGGCCCTCTTGCCCCAGTGCCAACTGTCAACGTAATAGAATCATAAGAAGCTGAGCTAATTAAAAAAGCAGTACTCATGCTATATTGATACATAGCAGACCCATCAGTTAGGTAAAATTTAGTCCCATCTGGTTTAATAAATAATCCAGTCGGAAAGCTAGTTTGTGAACTTGTAGAAAAACTTACACTATCATAAGTAGCTGTAGAAACATCGCCCGGAGTTGATAATGTATATTGATAAATAACATTGTTAATTGAACCCAAAATAAACATTTTAGATTTATCTGGATTAAAAGAAAACCCATTTGGCAATGAGGATTGCGAACTTACACTAATCGTTTTTGAATCGTATGTAACATCATTTATAGCACCCCACCCGCTAATTGAATCATCAAGTATTATGCTACCGTTATCCGCTCCAACAGCTAAAGTACTAACGCTAACTTGTGTTTTACTCGCTATTTTCGTTTCGTCCGTAAAAATATCAAAGGTTCCGCCCCGATAAGCTATAGCAGCTAAGCTATCTTGATAGTTTAATCTAGCCACATTTTCAAAAAGTATATTTTGATTTATCTTTTCGTTTAGGCTCATTCCACCACCACCAGCTGCATCAGCCCAAGCAACACTGCCGCTAACTTTGCTCAATAACTGACCATCCGTTCCACCAGATGGCACTAATTCAGTAGATGCTAAGTCTGTGATATCTGATTTTATATGGTCATGGGATGCAGCTGCATAATTTGTTGCATCTAACCCATTTAATTTGGTTTTATCTGCGGCACTCAAAAACCCAGCTACTGAGGTGGTTGCTGCACTATGCACGTGTGTCGTGGGTGACTTACTATCCAACGCGGTATCTAAATCCGTTTGATCCGCTAGTGTACCTGTAATATCACCCCAATCTATAGCGGTAGAAGCATTATCTAATTCGGTTTGTAGTCCAGTAACATCACTAATTGCCAAATTATCAGCAACATTGCGTTTACTATCTACCATATCACCAAAATCAGCTTCAGTAGGTGTGGCACCTGTTATAAATCGACCTTTTAAGTATGCGTCAGTACGTTCAGCCATTTTATGCTACCTCAAATGTTGTTCCAATTATCATGAAGCCTATGCCATCAAAATTAGGGATATCAAGCGTCAGAGTTAGCGCTGGCAGTGCTAACCTCGGCTGGGGTTTTAATAATGCTATTGCCATTTTCTAGCTCCTTTATGGTTAATTGTAATTTTTCATTATCTGCGGTTACTACTTTTAAGTTTGCAAGTAGTTCTGATTCTGCTTCTAATCTTTTTTCTGTAAACGCTATGTAATTATTTATAGTCATTAGTCTTCTGTGGTCCAAGTAGTTATAAGTCCATTTTTTATGGTCACGCTGTGAGTCGTGAGTGATTGATCAGTCCAAGTTCTTGTAGCGCTTATTCCAGCTGAGTCGTCCGATGATTTGTAAGAGCCCCGAAAAGAGCTATTTAAACTACCTAACGAAACTACACCAAAACAGTCTAAATTAGCGTTTATAGACATTGTACTAGCTTCTATTTGTAATGTATGACCACCCACGCCTTGAAAAGTTCCATATATAGATACATCATTACCCCAATTTATAACACTAGGGTCTGTTGTTATTTTAGTTCCACTACCTTGTTCTAAAGAAATTCCATCATCTGTTATAGTATTACCTGATGACATTTCAATACTACCACCTAATCCTAAAGTTAAAGTGCCACTAACAGCAAGGCTTCCTGTGCTTGTGGTTATTGAGCTTAAAGAAGTAGCATTAATTTTAGCAGCGTCTAAACTATCTATCTTCGCCGACGTAATGGTAGCATCTGCAATCTTAGCCGACGTGATTTGAGCATCCCCTATCTTCGCAGTCGTGATAGTAGCATCTGCAATCTTAGCCGACGTGATTTGAGCATCCCCTATCTGCGCTGTTATAATTTGAACATTATTTACATAATCCCAATCAATATCAGAACCACTTCCAGCAATTAAAACGCCTTTAACCGTCACGGATTGAAATTCAGCGGTACCGTTCTGATTTAATGCATAACCTGAGGTATTTGCTACATAGTTATTGCTTTTTAATATGCCACTTACCGTTAAATTTCCTGTGTTAGCGTTTACAGCAGATAGGTTTGTAACGGTTATCTTATCCGCTGTTACAGCCCCAGCTGCAATCTTAGGACTGGTTATGGCGCCTGAGGTTATCTTATCAGCGGTAATAGTTGATGTCGCTATTTTAACAGTAGTAATAGCTCCAGCGCTAATTTTATCTGTCTCTATAGCATCCACTGCTAACTCTACAGCGGTTATAGCGCCAGCGCTTATCTTATCCGTAGTAATAGCACCAGCGCTAATTTTAGCGGCGGTTATGGCATTGGAGGCAATTTTAGCAGCGGTAATTGAACCAGTGGTTAAATTACCCCCATCAATTATGGTAAACATAGGTTCCCAAACCGAACCATTGTAGCTATATGGTTTATTCCCATCATTGGTATCTACCCAAACATCATTTAACGCGGCATTAGATGGGGCGTTATTTGATCGAGTAACTTTAGCGCCGGGGCTAGTTATAGCGCCTGATGAAATAGCGCTACTAATAGCGCTTAAAAAAGTAGTTTTACCAGATATTTCAATATCATCTGCTGAAATAGTTACATTGCTATTGCTTGGTGATGTATCCAGACGAACAAGCGCCATAGAGGTGGTGCCGTCTGCATTAGTAATCCCCTTTAGTACAATCTGTGTATCTAGGCCGTTAACACTTGCACTTACTTGAGATAAGGCACTTTGAGCACTACCAGCCGCCGTTTGTGCATCATTCCTTGCGGTTAAAGAAGTGCTAGCATATCCGCTGGCTGAGGTTGCACTTGCACTCGCACTTGATGCAAAACTCTCTGATTGGGTTTTGGCTGTTAATGCTGCTTGAGCACTTGAAGCTGATGCAGTCGCACTTGAACTTGCACTATTTTTAAAAGTTTCCGCATTGTCTTTAAAGGTTTCCGCGGCATCTCTTGCATCCTGAGATAAATTACTAGCTGTTACCGCGGCATCTCTTGCGGTACCTGCAGTGCTTGCGCTATTAGATGAATTAGTAGCACTCACGCCAGCCGAACCCGCTAAAATATATAATAGGCCAGATGATTGAGCCACAGTAAATACTACGCTATCGCCAGAGCTATAGGCATTAGTTAATGTGGTACTAAGAATCGGAATAGATGTTGCGCCACTTGCTGTATCTGTAGAAACTTCAACCTCATCAAAGGTGTTGGCATCATCAGCATCAACTATTCTTAATTTTTGTCCATCGGTAATCTGATAACTTAAAGCGCTTACGGGTATAGCGGTAATTGCAACTGAATTACTAACAGTCCCGCTAACGGTAGCAATGCTTTGCACATCGGCTGCCTGAACGCCTGCGGTGTAAAATTGTGCGGTTTTAATCACATAACTTTGCAAGCTTTCCCCATTCAAAATCAAGGCTGAACCACTCGTAAAATCGGTAATGCTTGTGGCACTACTCACCGAAAGGCTTGTGGCCCCAGATACATAATCACTACTAATGGTAAAAATTTGCTGTAAACCCGTTCTTATATTGAGTAGATTTACTTTATAACCAGATTTTAATGCAGCAATAGCATCACCACTATTAATAGCGGTAATTGTTAAACTTGTAACCGTGGCCCCAGCTGCAATGGCCGTGGTAAGTGTGGTTAGCTGCTCGCTTTCTGTTTGCGCGGCTCTATTAAAAGCCAACGCTAAGCTGTTATTTAATAGTGTGCCTTGGCCTTGTTGTAAGCTACCATTTGCATTCCCATCGCTTTGTGTATAATTCCTGAAAGTAACCGATTTATCAGCGTAGCTTAATTCTTGCCAAACGCCCTGCCAGTAGCCTGTTCCGTCAACGCTACCGCCTAAAAAGTAATAGGACTTACTGTCATAAGTAAGGGTTTTAGATGGCTCATAACTGGTGTCTAAAAGTACCCCACGAATTTTCCGCTTTGCTACTTTTGCAAATCGGTTTATACTTAAGGTAGTCAAGCCATCTATATCTAAACCAGCGGTAGTGTTACCTGGGGAAATAATAGATAAAGCTCTGTTTGTTGAACCCGTTATTTTCAATGCAGATAAATCAAAGTCAGCTATACCCGTTGAAAAATAAAGCTCACCATGATCATAAGTTCCTGCAGCATCATTATCTGTAATCGCTTGAGTAACCTTAGAATCAGCTGAACCATCACTGTTACCTGTTATCTGCACATTTGCATTAATAACGGTATTGCCCGATATAGCGCCACGAGTATTTGTATTTAAAAATGTGCCTACATAAATTTCAGATAGAGTTACCCCAAAGGTGGTATAATCTTCGGGTATATCATCAGTCTCAACAGTAAAGGGGAAAAATGCGGGGTTTATAAGCCACGTTCTATTGTGAGGATTACTATTAATCCATTCTTTATTACTGTTATCCCAATATTTAGTAGTCTGGCCACCAGCACCAGCCGATATAATAAAATCCACAAATAGCAAAGGGTTGTTAGTTTGCGCCTGCTTAGGGGCAATGGAACCGCTTAAAAGAATCTTATTCCCATCTTGATAATCATACAGGTAATTCTGAGCAAAGCCTGTGGTGTTATCGGTGCTTATCGCATCTATTATTCCATTCATGCCGTGCTTATAAGTCACCATACTGCTTGAAATAGCTGCTTCAAAATCAGTAGACAATCCATCTACAAAGTCATTATCTGTTACCGTAACAGCGCCCCCATGAACTAAAGAATCAAAGCCTGTACCGCCTGTGGTGTATTGTTTATAAACGGTATCGTGAAGCGTCCCTTCGGGCTGCTCTAACTTCCAACCCCTCCATTGATACCAGCGGCTTAAAAAGCGTTTGGCTATCTGATCGGCTACCGTTTTCTGACTGATAGTTTGATAATCGCCATCAGTTCCTGATCGGTTCACTTTATCATTAAGTGATAACCCGTCTAAAATATCGCCACTTTCTCCAAAAACGCCCCAGCTTATGTTATGGCTGAACTTTTGGGCGAATTTTAAAAGAGCATTTTTGATAGGTAAATATTCAGCAGGCAACTGAATAGTATCGGTAAACCCTTCATACAAATAGCCCAAGCGCTCCCATAAACCTATACCGCAAATAGCTCTCAACTGCGTAGAAATGAAACCATGCTCACTGGTGTAGGAAGTAATAGATGGGTCTATATAACCCGTCCATACAATTTCATCACTCTTACTTAATGTCACTAAGTATTTTCCGACACCTGAATTAGCTACATTATTTATTAGCGTGATATCAGGTAAATTGATAAAAATAGTTAATTCGGAAGCCATGAAAGAATCAAACAGTGTTGGCTGCTCAACATAATTTAGCTGAAAAACAGGCATATCTGCTTTGAATTCAGTTGAACCACCCGTATAATCTTTTTCAAGTAGCGCAATTCTCCAAGAGTTTTCACCATAATCAATGTGGCGAATGTAGCCTATTTCCCCATATGACATATTTTACGACCCCACAATTCTATTAAATCGTCTATTAGCAATCTCGTATGTAGTTCTTACGTTTTGGCCATCAATAAAAAGCTTAGCGCTAAATGATTGCTTATTTGCAGCGCTAGCAACCCCAGCACCGCCAGCCCTCATTTTACCTGGTCCACTAAATGCTTGTCTAGCTAAATCAAAGCCTGTCAATAAGGTACCAGCGCCAGGGAATAATATTGACCCGATTCCCTTAATAATAGCCATTTTTAGCATCTGCGCAGCTATTTCCTTTAGTGATGCTACCACAGTTTTACCCAATGTTTTAAATGCATCGCCAAAATTTTTAATATCCATGAGTCCGTCTACAAATGTTCGGGCGAAGGCATCGGCTATTTGATCAAACGTCTGCGCTAATGCCTGGGACTGCGCAATCTGCATATTTGTAAGTTCTTGCATTTTTACAGCGGCTATGGGCGCTAATTCAATAATACCACTTAACGTTTCAACAGGGCCAGAACCCACCGCTTGCACAGACCCGCGCCCAATGTTTTCCCCAAAGTTTTGGCGGCTACCACTACCACCAGAGGAATTTGAGCCCCCTTGCATGCCTGTAAAAAGATTGTCAAAAGCTTCACCCAAAGCAGATATGGTATCTGTTAGGGTTTCCGTAAAGCCTTTAAACTCGGTAAAGTCTTTCTTTATATTACCTAAACCACTACGCATATCAACAGCCATACCTCTTAAGCCTAAAGCCGTGACTGAATCAAATACCCCAACCAAGGAGGCAAGAGCGTCAATAGCGCTAGCCGTCATATCCAACACCGCTTCTTTTGCAACGTTAAAAGCGTAGACAAACCGATCAGCCAAAGCGCCTGCATTCTGGTACAGATAGTTTATACCAACGGCTAAGGCTACAATAGCCGCTATTTTTAGCGCTAAAGGCGTAGCTAAGGCTACAAAAGCTGTAGCTAGTAGACCTATCACGTAAATCATTGGACCAATAGCAGCAACAGCTATACCAATAGCTACACCTAAACGTATTTGTTTATCACTAAGGTTACTGGCTTTAACTGCAATCTCATCAAAAAAGGCTACTAATCTATTTAGTACAGGATTCAGCGATTCACCCACACGTTCTAAAATATCGCCAAAGCTGTTGCTTAGTGCCTGCAATCCACCGGCACCTGCTTTGCGCGCTGCTTCGGCTGAGCCCCCATACTGCTTTTCTAATTCATCTAATATAATGGCTTGCGCAGCAGCTAATTGATTAGTGTCTGCCAGATCTTTTATAACCGCCTTTTGCTGGGCGCTGAACTGAATACCTGATCTACTTAATGCAGATAAGTTAGCGACTGGATCATTTAATGCCTTACCAAGTTGAATAGATGCACTCTTTAAATCGCCATCTAATCGGGTGGCCAAGTCTAATGCTGCTTTTTGGGTTCGTGCAAAGGCATCGCCACTTATGTTGGTAAAGGTTAGGAGCTGTGAGGTTACATCTTTTAAAATATCCTCATCGCCAAAGATGGTAATACCCTGCAACCCACTGGCCATTTTTTGCAACTCTTTAGACGTAAAGCCAGCTGCGTTACCGGTAGTTTTTAATCCCTGCTCTACCTGGGCAATGGCTTTAGCCTGCTTATCAAACAACATAATAGATTTTGCAAAACCTGCAACGAGCGGCGTAGTAAAGCCTATGGAAAGAGTTTTACCTATTTTCTCAGCACTTTTCCCGAACTTTTTTAATTTTAGTAGCGACTTATTTAGAGATTTATTAAAGCCTGCGCTTTGCATCCCTATTTTTACTGCTACGTTACCCAGTATGCTTGTTCTTGCCATATACTCGCTCAAATCTTTTTAAATATTCTTCATGCGGTAATACAGCGCTTTTAGCTGCTACCTCTTTTTCCCAATCAAACTTAATGCTACTGGTGTCTGTCATAGCACTTGCAATAAATCGGGCTTGCGCCCATTCCATTTGCATTTTATGTTTCTCACCAAGATGATGGCCAGACATGGCTATGAAAGCAGTTCGAACAGGCATAGTGCAGTAATCAACGTAACTGACACCCATTAAACCTAGCATAGTTTGCTGAACCATCTGAATAGTTAGCTTACTCTCATAGCCTTCTACTTTCCCTGATCTTTTTCCTCATCCGAAACGCTACTGAGTTCTTCAGATAATTTGATGAGGTTGATTTCCCCTTTAATACCCGCTTTTAGCAAGTCTTTAACGGTTAAATCACATTCGTTACCCTCCAAAATAGCGCCCACTATAAAGCCCTGCAAAATCAGCTCTGGCAAGTCTTTAGTGGTCATGTTTTTAAAAATCTTAGCTAAATCAGCTAAGGGCACATCTCTATTAAATAAATAATATTCAACCGTGGCCATAGACATAACAAAGGGGCGCTTTTTACCTTCAATTAGAATCTGCCTTATCATGCGCCTGTATTATCTCGAGTTATGGCACCAGCACTTTCAAGCGTAGCCGTAAAGGTAGCGTCTTCATTATCTGTTGAATTCAACTCAAGTGAAGTAATAATAAAGGTCCCAACATATCTGGAGTTTGTAGCAGATTCAGTAGTACCATTCGCTACTCCATAACTTGCTGTGACCTGAGCTGAATCGGCAAAAGCTGCGGTGATTAACGCCGCTTGCGCTGTGTCGGAAGGATCATAAAGCCCATTCGTGCTTATAGTTCCTGTTTTTCTGCCAGCTCTGCGAGAAGCAAATTTACTTGCGTTAGACTTCGTGTTTTGATCTATGATTTCTGTGTTTAGCACAATAGAGCAAGTCTGCGCAAAGCCCACTTGATCATCGCCTACAGAAACAAAGAGATCTGTTCCCTGTAATACTGCCATTTTTTATCCTTCGTTTAAGGTTAGATTAATTGTAATGTCTGTTCCAAATCCTATTTCTTCTTCAAAAATATCGCCAGTAAAAGCGGTGGTGCAGTAGCGAACGGCGTTACCGTTTACTGTTGTGCCACCAAGCACTTCAAGTAGCGCAATTACCGAAGCGGTAAAATCTTCGCACGCCGTGTAGGTGTCTGCAAAAATTGTAAGATTTACGTTGTAATTTCTGGCAATAATAGCCGTTTTAGTTCTAGTGGGAGGCAAGGATTGGGCAGAGTAAACCAGCATCGGCCTGACGTTTGCATCAAACTTGGGGCTAACTCTAGTTAAGCCAGCCACATTGCCGTTTAAAGCCCCATAAATAACCTTGCCCGCTGATGTCATCGTTTTAGTGCTTTTGAAGCGTATTGATTAAACTTTTCGCCGATAACTTGCATTTGAACATCTCTAACTTTGGTTTTAGTAGCGTTCCAAGCTCTTTGTAACGTCTTTGCGCCTTGCACTTTAACGCCTGATCGGTGGGTAAACCCTTCTTCATAAAGGTGGCCATGATAGCCCTTAAATTTACCACCACGTCTTGGCCCCACAATAACAGAGTTTGTTGTTCTTGAGGATTTAGTTCCTATAGATCGCTTAAGCTCACCTGTTTTTCTGGGTATAGAGGCCTTTGCAGCGCTAATGTAAACTCTAGCAGCTCTGCGCCCGGCAGCTTGAATTAACTGGCGCTGCTGCGGAAAGCCCGATAAGGCTTTCATAGATTGCTCTACTTCTTTTATTCCATTTATAGTAATATCAGACAAGGTTATTCCCCTATTTCTTTAGCTTCCTTAATCACATCCTCAGCGGTGCTGTACTGACCTTTAAAAACCAAAACCACCGCATATACAATGGTTAAAATCTGTATGTAGCTCTCGGGAATTTCTGGAAAGCTAAAAGAAGCAGCTGTACCACCAAGCAGTACACCTCCAACGTTTCTAATTGTTTTTCCCAGCTTTGGGGTTTTGCTTAAAAGCTTTTTAATGAATTTCATTAGTATCACCTTAGTTTTTCTTTTTTAAGTCATAATCTTGGTAGAGTCTTTGAATCCCTTCATCATACTTGTCAAATTTGTTCTCAAATCGCTCTAGCTTACTGTTTATGTCTTTGAGTGTCTGAATAATTACAGCGTTCATTTCTATTTGAAAGTCCTCAATCTGGTCTACATTTTTTTCCAATTCTTTTATAGACTTGGAATTGGTTTCAACTGAACTTTCAACACCAGCTAAGCGGGTGGTAATTACGCCATAATCAATCGCAATGATAATTACCGCTATAAAAATAGCGTAGGAATGGTTTTTTATCCATTCTATTAGGCTACCTTCATTTTTTACGTTTAAATCTCCCATAATCCAGCCTTCATCATTGCAGCCATTTTTTTGGCTCTCATTGGAGTTTGATTAGCCCACTTTGAATTAAGCATCTCAATAGACGCTTTAGCGTAGTCTTTTTGCTTAATCGCCTCAAGCATCATTCTGAATTTAAGCAAGCCGCTGCTGCCCATCTGAAAAGCCATCTGTACAATCACGCTCTGGCGTACCTCGTCTAATTCATCAAAAAACTCAAATCTGGCTAAATCTGCATATAATTCAGTTACTTGGTGCTCAAGAAGGGAAGCAGCGGCACGTTCACTCATACCAGCGTCTACGTTAAAGCCGTAGCCTATTGTCTGAGCGCCTGTAGTGCATCGGTATAGCTTACCGCTAAAGCCCTCAAATGTTTTTAACATGTCTACACTTCTATCAATGTACATTCCAACTCCATTAATTCTTTTCTTCTTGGGTCTGTTATTGCTTCTATGTCGTATGTATTGCCATCAAAAAGCACTCTATACTTGGTAGTTAGGGTCGCTTGATAGCGTATAATAAAAGTAGCACTTTGGGTGTTTACCTCTATACCATCGCTAAAATCTTCACTCCCTGATCTATATTTAACTTGCGCCCAAACGCTCATATTTGTAGACCAAGAAAAAACCGATTCACCTAAATCATTAATACTTGACGTTGATGATAGCAGGGCTATTCGTCTGTCTAATTTATGCGAGCGCATTGCTTAAATCTCCCCAACCATATAGGGCGCTATTAACATGCGAGCAGTTGGCGTGGTGTGTAGTGCATATTCTGAGTGCGCTGAGCGTGAGGTATCGTATAAAGACCCTACAATCATCAGTACATATTGTTTAATCGGCTCTGGAATAGCGTCCGCATCCGCGTAGCCTGCGCTGTAATTAATCGTAATTGGAAGGCGTGTATCCGCTAATTGCGGTAAATCTTTTTCAAATACAATCAAACAAGGCTCTTCAGCATCATCTATATCGTAAGTTGTGGTAGCTAGAGTTTGGCTCTGGCTAGCATCATCTAAATAAGTGATACTACTAATAGCGACAAAAGGCGGCTTTGGTAATTCAATATCCCTAAACGTGTCTACACTAATGCTAAAACTGGTGCGTAATAAAGCCCGACCAGTAGCCCTTTCGGTTAGTTTTACTGCCGAAATAATTAGCGTAGATAAGTAGGTATCTTGATCATACCCATCAATCCTTAGATGGGATTTTACCTGCTCGAGAGTTACCACGTTTCCGCTTGGAGGTGTCGTTATCTGTAGTTTGCTTCTGCTCATCTTCAACCTTTTTCCAATAGCCGATTTTTACCATTGTTTGCGCTGCTTCATCTGGGACTAAACCCACATCGCCAGCATTGTAGGACCACTTTTCATGTGGCTTTAGTACAAATATCTTTGTCATTTTTTTACCTTGTTAAATTCAAAGGCCAAGCAGATAAACTGCCCAGCCCTTGACCAATGAATCGCTTAATTAGGCGATAATATCCTTGATAACTCCAAAATTCTCAGGAACTTCGACAACTGAATCATGGAAGAAATTCACAATCAACCGAATTTGACCAGTAGTAGCTAAAGTGATTTCATCTAGCACGATATTTAAACCGCCCCAGAAACCTACGGTAAGGCTGCTAAAGTCCCCATAAACTAATGCAGAAAGCGTCCCGTCAGCAGATCCTTTTGATAGGGTTGCTGGCGCATAATTCGTTACTAGGGCACGGTTGCCTAGAAATAGATTTGGCGTAGTATGCTCCCAAAGGAATCTACCTGACCCAGTATCTAACGCAATTTGCATCCCCGCACTTCTTACTTTTGAATTAGTAACAAAGGCGTTGTTTAAACCAGAGCTATTGGCTGCGCTCAATGAATTCAATAATTCCACCGATTTTGCGTAAGTCAAAGCACCCCCATTGGTGCCTATAGCCACAGTAGTACCAGCGCTCGCAATTACTTCTGCCATTGCATGAGATTCAGCGCGGCGTGTTACGCCTGATAGCAAATGGCGGCTTAAAATCTGCTGTACATTGTAAGAGGTATTAGCCAATAATGTCTGAGAAAAAGTAGTCTCAACGGCTCCTCTTGTAGGGTTTAATGATCTACTCACAATAGTTGCGGTATAATCATCAGCATCAGCGGTTTCTGTTTTAACTCCAGGATTAACTGGGTTGGTTATGGCACCAATTTCAAGATTGCCACTTAAACCAGTTAAAATATTAGCACCAAGTGGCGTAAGTACGCTATATGGCTGCAAAGCATCAATAAACTTGCCTGTCTTAATGGTTTCAACCAATTCAGCGCCATTGTTTGCAGCGCCAGCGGTGTGTGCGTTAAAGACTTCAAATGGAAGGGACATGCCAGAGGCTTCTAAACCTGCATTTTTCATAAAGGCTTTCTGCTCAGTAATAACCTCTGCTTCTACACCTTCTTGGGCATTCTTATTTACTGCGTTTCTCAAAAATCGGGAGAAATCAAATGATTCAAGCGATTTACGACCGTCAGTAGTTTGCGCCATTGGATTGACCATATTTTTACTCTGGTGCTTTTCAATCGTTTCTGCTTTCAGAATTTGCGCATCAATCGCCTCAACTCTTTGCATTTTAGTGTTATACACTTCGTCTTCTAGCGTTTTGTAATTCGCGTCAAGATGAGATAAAACATCTGAGCGCTCTTTTTTTAAGATTTGGATATCTTTTTGGTGATCCATTATTTTTCCTTTTTTGTTTTTATTTGAATTTGTCTGCGTCTGCGCTCAGAATTTTGCGCTTCTGCATCCACATCTGTAGATTCTTCTTTTTTTACGGGCTTCTCTGGGACTTCTGCTTTCACAGGTATCTCAGGTAAGCCTAAATTCTTAATTAACTTTGCATCAATTTCTGATCTTGCTTCAGTCGGCTCAAAAGTTCCATCAATAAGGCCAGCTGTTAAGGCTTCGTCTGCATTTATCCATTTTCCATTGCCGTTATTAGCGGCCATTAGATTAGTGATCACCTCCTTATCAGCTCCACGTTTTGTATAAATGCTTAAAATCTGCTCGTCAAATTTGGCAAGGGTTTCAATATTCTCACGCATATCATTGACATTACCGCAAAAACAACCCCATGCATGGTGCACTAGCATTAATGCATTGGTACTCATCATGCGGATGCCAACTTGGCTAATAATTGTGGCGGCACTCGCTGTACCTCCGTATACTTCTGTAGTAACCTTACCATCATGCATGGCCAATAAATCGTGCATCTGAAAACCATCTGTAACAATCCCACCAGGGCTATTAATTCGAATCGTTAAATCCAAGCCTTTTAATTCCTGCAAAGCCCTTGCAAAAGTTTTAGCATCATTATCATCATACTCATCGCCGATAAAGCCATTGATATTAATAATGGCTGTAGTCTCCAATTTTTCAATATTAAAGATCAGTTTGCTATTCTTTATTAAGCTGCTATTTTTCATTAGGCTGCTCCTTTCAATTCTTTTATGCGTTTTTCAATTTCCAGATCATATTCTTCTTTGCCCCATTCATTTTTAGACCTCATAAAATCGCCCTCACCCTCAATGGGTAAATCTTCATATACCCGGGCTTCCTGCTTGCTAATGATGCCTGCATATCTAAGCTCTTTTAAGTATTGTGCACGCTCTAAAGCCGTACCTCTCATGTAGCTATTTACATCAAACTTGAAGTATTCTTCTTCAATAGTTAAAATCTTATACTCAAGCTCTTGTTCAAGTTTAATCACCCAGGGCATAACCGCATATTTTATAAACTCAATGGACTGCTGCTCAATATTAGATTTAATAGCGTTCGCCATTTCCCCAACCATATATGCGGGAATCCGAAACATAGCTGCAATTTCTTCACGGCTAAATTTTCTGCTTTCTAAAAACTGTGCCTGATCATTAGGCAAGCTCATAGCCTGAAACTTCATGCCATTTTCAAGCACTCCAATCCCACCAGCGCTACTTTCGCCTTTTAGTCCACTTAAAATGGCATCCTTAATTCTTTCAATGGTAGATTTTTTTTCTTCTCTAGTTTTACCTTCAACCGTAACGCCAGACGGCATTTCAATAAACCCCTTTAAATGAGCGCCATTCTTAAAGAACTCTGCGCCATATTTCTGTGCGCTTAAACCAAATCCAAACGCTTCGGCAGCATACTCAACAGGGCTTTTACCTTTAATATTATCAAAGCCAACACCCTTTAAATGGATCATATCCATTTGGGGAATTTTTCTTACAACTTGCTGGGAATCACTAATTGGAATGGTTACATCATAGGTAATATTACCATCGGCAAATTTAGGGTCTACATAGTAAGATGGTACCACCTGCATAGAGCGTACTTTCTCACCGTCCGAGTCTCTGTAAATTATTGCATACCCGTTTCCGTAAAGTAAAACATTGGCTATGATAGCTTGATAAAAATCACTGGCGGTAGTGTAGTTATTAGGCCTGACAGATACTTTCTTGGTAACTGCGTTCATTATTAAAACTCTACCTTTATCAGTAGCTAAATAATGATTGAGGGGAAGCATGCCTACCGTCTCACTAATGCTTTTTATACAGCTATAGACAGCCGCTAATGCTATAGCACCATCTGGACTTGTATTAATGCTACCTATACCTAATAAAGTAGCTGCTTTATTGATCAGTTCTCTTGCCGTCATGCACCAAATAACGACAACAAATAGCTAAAAATCCGTAAATTACTTACATATTTAGTTGATTGTCATGCAATATTGATTATTTATAGCTTTTTATCCTTCCTGATCGGATAACCCTAAACGATTCATAACCGCTATACTTAGTACGCATAAACCAATAATAGTATAATTCCTCTGTTTTTTTGTACGCTTCGCTCGCTCTCATGTGTGGCAACAAGCTCTCAAACTGCGCATTGAACCCCTCAAAATCCTGAAGGCGTAAAATACTTTGTGGGTAACGCTTAAGCTCACTCATAAAAACCAAATGTCGTTAATTATTGTTTCATTATTCTCTTGATTAGCTTCCAACAATCTCTGCATACCGTATACAATAGCTTCAACGCCATCAACCTTGGCGTGATGATCTTTCTCATTATTCTTAGCTAACCTCTTGCTGTTGTCAAATACTTTGACCTCTGCATTACCAACCATCCATTCAAGTACAGAAGAGCCGTTGTGCTTAAATTTGGCCACAGTAGATTTAGCTTTCATCTCATCTAAAGGCTGCGATTGATGGGACCCATACTTTGCAGGAATAAATAGATTTTCGTCAAAGTGCTTGTAAAATGCAGGACCAGCCACACCCCACTGCGTTTTATCGCGTACAAAGCCTTTTATATTAAAGTTGATTGATAAATCTGCGGTGATCTGTGCTACTTTTGCAAAATCAGTTAAACCGTCTGCATCGTTTACTAGCTCAAACTCCTTGTTTTTTAAAAAATCCTTATACATATCTTTAACTGAATCATGCAAGTTATTCATGTGCGCATCGGCAATAAAATAGCGACCAAATGTATAGTAACATAGTTCAACAGGCTCGTATGCAATGAAATGCACAGCGGTAATATCATCTGAGCTGGCAGTATCAATACCAACATACACGTCAAGCTCGTGAAGCTTATTTATTATATCAGCTTCGGGAATGGTGTTTTTTCGCCAATTCTCAACATTAAAAAAGGCATTTGAACCGGATACCCAGACGCCCAAATGTTTAGTAAGATGATAGTTTAAATCAATTCCAGAACCATTCTTAGCATCATTTATTGCAGCTTCAATGCCAGTAGCGGTTAAACTTACGCCATAGTTTGGGTTGGCTTTTATTGCAGCGGCTAAACTTAGGGGCTCATCATCTTCATCTATGCTAAAAATCATACTAAAGGTTCTATCATCGCTGTATGTGCCACCTAAAAGAAGCTTCATTTGCTTATGTTTCTTGTAACATGGGTAGGATAAATTCATACCAGCAGTCGTTATGCTAATAACCATGGGTTGTAACCTCGCTCGCATACCTGTTTTCATGGCCTTGTACATGACCTCAGTAGGGTGTTCGTGAAATTCATCTATAATGGCGCAGTGTGGGTTGTCGCCGTCCCCAGGCTTACCAACCATTGGTTTAAAAAATGAACGTAAGCCTTGTCTATGTATACTGACTGGTCTTTCTGCGGTGCCAAGTAATCGTATTTTTGCTTTTTTTCTAAACTCTGGCATTTTTTGAAGCATCATCCATGCCGGATCAAATACTTTTCTTGCCTGATCTAATGAGGTGGCCCCACTAAATACCTGAGCGCCCATTTCACCATCAGCAATAGCCATGTAATTACCAATAGCGGCCATTAACGTAGACTTACCATTCTTACGGGAAACTTCTATATATGCCTCATGAAATCTGCGTAAGCGCTGATCATCTACCCAACCAAATAAATTAGCAACTATAAATATCTGCCATGGCTCAAGTCTTAATCGCTGGCCTTCCAAAGAACCTTCAATATGTGGCATCATCTCAATAAATCGTATAGCGTGATCAGCTTTATCAGTATCAAAAGTCCATTTTTTATCAGCTACATCTTTATTATACCGCTCAATTGCTAAACGTGCGTATTTACTAAGCTTAACTTTACCTTTTCCTACATCTGAAATGTACTTGCTAAATAAAGTCAGCCATTTCATCGTCAATATCGTCATTAATTGAGATTATTATTTTTGAACGGTCAGCAGGAGTTAAGCCAAACTTTGCCATCATTTGCTGGAGCATATCATAGGCTTGCTTTTTGTCTGTAGAAAGTGGGTGTCGCATAGTGTTAGTAGCGCCTTCTGTATTAGTGTACTGTTGAACGTACTTATCTGTAACGATAGCATTCATGCAGTAGTAATAGTCCGCCCATGAATAACATAGCACTTCAAAAGCCATAAGGTCCGTTTCTAAAACCTGACCACGTTGGACGATCGGTAATAATTTTCGCCAAACTTTAGCTGCTGCTGTATGCATATGCCTTGGGGGTTTTATTTTTACATCAACGGCAATGCTATCCAAGTTTTTACCATCGTGACGATCGCCACGATATGTGCCTTCCTGTTTATGTTCTTGAATTGTTTTTACTATTGGCATTCTGAATCCATTTTTTTGAAAGGCATTACTATTTTATTGACATAGGGAAAAATTAGG